ACCAATCCCAGGTCTAAGAGACATGCGCCCGAACTCGGGCACAACATCAACGATCTCACCTGTAGCAAGATCCAATCTCTCATAGTGCTCCTTTGCCGCATCACCTCCAACTTTCTTCACAGAATACCGAGCAACATAAGCCGCAGACTGCGGAGTCACATCACCGAAAAGGGCGCTCCCTTTACCCCACAACCTGGTCAGAACATCAGACTCAAAAAGCTTCGAGTCATATTTCTTCCTATCTGCAAAATGCACACCGAACAAGAGCGCGTGATAATGAGGCCGCAAATTCTCCTCACCATACTCACCGCACATGAAAAAACGAACGGGCCTCTCCTGCTGCTTACGAAGCCGTTTCATAAATAGTTGAAAGTCAAGATAGACCAACGAAGGACCAGGTAAAAACTCATCCGAGTAAGTCAACGTAACGAAAATAGAATTCTCGTGCATCTGAGCCTCGTGGACACAACGGATAGACCACATCTGCGCACGATTCAAACGACAGCCGATACAACGACCACACGAAAGAGTAAGGGGACGTCGAATACGCCCCCTCTCATGAAACACAACCAATCCATCCTCAGTCTGCCAAGCACTGACAGGATGGTAGCATTTCACAAACGCCAACCGCCCCTCATAGGAGCCTGCACAAGATTCTTCCCATGAGTCTTAGAAACCTTGTGCTTAAACTGACGAACAGAATGACGCTTGTTAACATGACGACGCACGGTAGGTCGCATATCAAACACTCCTTTTAGAAAAAGATAGTCCAAAAAAAAGGGCCGGCCCAACAGGCCGACCCTATGGTAACACCCGATCGAAACCGATCAAGGTGTCACCTAGCACACATGATATCAAGGCAACATGTGTGCCAACTTACTTCACCGGCTTAAAAGCCGCTGCAGCACGAGCCTCCGACAACTGTCGAACAGTCTCCTCAAGAGCCTCACGCTGACGCTTCTCACGAGTCTCAAGCATACGAATCAAATCATCAAATACTGAACTCACGGTAGATCTCCATACAGGTAATGAATGAACGCACCAACATCACGTAACTCACCCTCAGTACGCTCAGACAACATATCACCTTCGTTCAACTGCTGCAACGCCAACCAGAGCTCAACCGCCTTCGCTCGAATATCGCGATCTAATTCCTTCGGAACATTCATAACAGAACTCCATTACGGAGAACCATCATAACACATCTACGCAGGTTTGTCAACCTCCGTAACAACAGGCTCCGGAGCCGGAGCCAAAGGCTTTGCAAGCCCCAACTCACGCAAACCATCAATATTATCGGGATTAGCCGCATAACTAAAAAACTGTCCCGCATCATTCTCGAACTTCGCGCGAATATCCGCAGGCAACGACATGAACTGCTTCTCACCTTCGAGAATAGCCAACTGAGCCGAATGGAAGTCAAAAACATCTTCATAATCCGAATACTCCGGAAGCCGCAACGCTTGCGGCATCTGCCCGGTTATACCGTACCGCTTCACAATCGTATTGATATCAGCATCCACAGCGTCCGACTGAACAGTCAGAGACGGATCCTTACACTCCGTCGCAGTCTCGTCAGACCGAGCCTTAAAATCATACAACTTCTCGTTACCATCACTCATAAATCACCTCACTTGCGAGCGCCGCCGAAATCCAGCGGCCGCTCAGTACCAACATTAGGAATCTTCCGAAAATACTGACCCTTCGCAGGAGTCGGCAACTTGCCGATCGCACGACCGATCAGACCACCAGCACCGAGAGACGCTGCAGAACTGAAACCAGGAGCCAACGCCTCCATATACGCAGACACAGTACCAACCCAAGATCGCGCAACCTCAGCGCGCTTGGCAGCACCAGGCACACCAGCTTCAGCCTGCTCGGACTCCGCCTTTTCCCGAGCCACCAGGTAAGGCATCAACTGAGAAATCTGCGAAGCATTCAACTCACGAATACCGTTCTCAAGAATCACGCCCGCAGCGTGTAACCCCTTGAGATCCGTATCTGCTCCGATATTCGCAATCGTCGCCTCCATCTGATCGATCGTATGGGGAACAACTCCAGACTGAGCATCTTTAAGCCGAGTATCGGCCTCCATGTTCCGGACCTGCGCTTCCAACAAGCCTTTCTGCTGAGCCAGGCCCGCCGCGGACGAAGCACCTTGAGCGAGTATATGGCTGGCATCGCGCGTGACGCTCTCCACGCGCGCAGGAGCCACGTTAGGAACCTCCGCCGCCTGGCCTGTAGCCAAGAGCGGGTTGATCCCAGCGGCCCGCAGATCAGCCATACGACGCTGCACGGCAGTATTGGACATCTGCTCTTCCCACTTCTGCTGCCGCTTCTGCAAATTCACATTTGTAGAATTAGCCGCAGATGCTCCCAGCACTGAAGAAATAGCACCAATACCAGCACCGATAACGCTACCACCGCCGGCAGACTTAACAAAATCAAGCAAACCCATATAAACACCTCATCACGCATCAGAAATGATCGATGAGACCAGGAACAGAATACAGCGGCATCGGACGAGCCACCTTCTGATCGAAAAACATATCACACAGGAACTGCTGGTTATCAGCAGCAGCACCAGCAGCAACAGCCCGCGTAACAACAGACGCGGAGTTATCACCGATAAACGTAGAATTGAGCGTAGGCAGCGACGTGAACTTCTCAGTCAAGTGCCACGCATCAAGCGGAGTAGCATTCGTCGAATTGAAATAACCAGTAACCATCGACGGATGATACCTATACTCCGCCCACCTCTCCTGATACCCGAATACCAAAGCATCATTAGCCGAACCATCTGAATAAATCTCCTTATTCAGCACAGCTTGCTCGCCGAGCATTGCGAAAACAGGAAAATAAAAATCATACCGAGTAGCACGAGACCACAGCTTGCGAATGCCTTGCTGATAGCCCAAGTCCGCACGAACATTAACCATACCAAGAATATAGCCATGCTCAGTGAAAGCACGCGAAAATCCATGATTGATTGCCAAGTTAGTCCCGATGCCGGCCAACGTACCCATCGGAGTAGCACCACCAGTCACACCCGTCTGCGTCTGCTGAACGATCGGAGAGATGTGCACCGGAGAGTGACCACCTCCGAGAAACTCAGGCCGCTGCAACCGAGCATCAGGCGACGTGACACCAAAGTGAGACCGGACGATTTCAGTGTACCGAGTACCACCTCGCGCATCGCGCTCAAGAAGCTTCTGAGTCTGAAACGCCAAGCGCAACGCATTGATTGTCGTCGCAGTAGCCGTAGAAAGATCCGCATACAGGTTAGACGGATAAACAGTCACGCCGACAGCAACGGGAGTCAGACCGGACGCCGTGAAATTCGACGTACCCGAACCGATACCATAGGCAACGTTACTCGTCGGCGCCGCTCCCGCAGCAGAACCAAGGAAACGCAAGGGACTCTGCGCGCCGGTAACAAGATCCGTCGCGTTAGTCTTAACATTGGCGTTACCAACAAGCGGAATAGTGACCGCAGTACCCTTCTGAGTAAACGGAAGGCACGCCGTGAAATAGTCATGACGCTTACCCCTGCGCTGAAGAACATAGTCCGTATACGCGTCCGGACCGTCGCCCGTATTCTGCGGACGAGAGTTCAGCAAATTCTCATCACGGAACCACGTATTCCAAATCAAGTTATAAGCACGCAAGGGAAGCGCATTGACCGAAATCACATTAGCACCCAGATTAGGCGTGCACGGCAGACCAAGGTAATCAAAGATCCCGAGCCGCGGATAACCTCCAGCCGGAGACACAATCTGCGGAATAGAAAACGAGATACTGTCGCCAGGGTTCGCCTGCTCACCCATGAACTTCTGCCAGTTACTCCAGACAAGCCTGCACGGAACAAAAAAGAAAAACGACTCCAGGTGCAGATTATCCATCACAGGGTAGATCGCAGTAGCCATCCGCGAAAACGCAGTCATAGACACATTGAACGAATCGCCAGGCAAAACCTCCTGGCAATAAACCGGAATCAACAAAGCCGCTCCAAACGTAGTCTTGTGAGTGGTCTGCATACGAAACGACGACCGCGGAATATCAGACCGCGGAATCATCGCAAACTGATGCGCAGACACCGACTTCTGCTTATAAGCCGAAACCATTTAATTAACCCCTTTCGCAAGTAAATGTAGAGCCACATCCTTTCCCCTGGTCAATAACCGGGGCACAAACACATCGAAAGAACCATCGTCCGTTTCAAACGTACCCAGCTCAAACAGATCGAAATCATCAGGATGCTTGTACAACTGGTTATCATCAGACGCCCGATTAATCTCATCAGAGAAAGTACGAACAGCCTGGCCAACGGCAGCAAGAAACATCGGAGATCCGAAAGCATCCGTAGCACGATCCTTCACACAAAAAACAACCATCTTCATTATAAAACC